ACTATTATCTGTTTTGTTTGTGGATTTATAATATTTCCATTAAAATCTATTCTTTCTTTAGTTTTGATTGGGTGTGGGCTAATAACCACTTTTCCTTGTTCCATAATTGTTTTCAGATTTACCCTCATTTCTCTCAATCTGAAATGAGAACGAGGGTAAACAATTAGTTAATATTACTTAATAATTGCTTAGTTAGATGTCCAAATACAAACTCCTGCTGTATCTCTATTTTCAATTGTTCCGTAGAGCAAGTCTGCGGTTGTAACTGTTGATAGATATTCAGGGATGTAGTTTGATTGAACTCTTACTCCGTACTTACCTGTCATTGAACCTCCTGACAATGAACCACCACTTCCTAAAGGAGATGTAGCCCAGTGTAAAGCGTCTTTGTGAGCTAAACAATTTGCTCTTCCAACTGTTCCTGAAATGTATTGTACATTTGTTGAAACAAGAACTGGAATACCATACAAAGTTGCTTTTGGCTTTTTACCTGTAGGGTCATTAACTGGCGAATTTACTGCTAAACTGAACTTATCAAGATTTTGCACCTGCTTCCAAAATACATTTGGGTGCATAATGAATGCTACATCTTGAGTAGTATCAATATTAGCGGCTTCTAATGCGGCAATAGCTGCACGAATTTCGCTATCAGCTAAAGAAGTTGTTGAAGCTCCAACTGTTGTGCTTAAATTATCAAACAATGCTGCAAGTGCTACTTCTAATTTTTTAGCAACTGCATATCCGCAATTCTGTGCATACTTTTCTTGTATGTAGTAAGAATGTTTGACTTGTGCCGCTTCTCTATCCTCAATGGCAAATGAAGACTCATACCATTGATCTACAGATAATGTAACTTTAGTCTCAGTTGGGTAATTTAAAGTTACAGCAGTTGCGTTTGTTTTAGAGTTAGCTGCAAACTCTGTCATATTTGGAGTGTATAATGCACTACCACCATCTGACAATTCAGAGCTTCTATCTGTAAAAAACTCTGCAATTACTAATTTTGACTTAAAAAAGTCGTTAATTCTTTCTCCCCAAACGCTTGGAATGAATGAAGCAAGTGTCGTTAGACTTTCTGTATATTCAGGAAAACCTGTCATTATTTTTTACCCGCTATTTTCTTGAACACTTCCTGATGTTCTTCTCGTGTCATTCCTGACTTAATTTCTGATTTCTCTTCCGTTTCTCCAGAACCTTTTGAAGCACCGAGCTTGGCTTTTTCCTTTCTTTCTTTATCTTTCAAATCTTTTTGGAAGATAGTAAAGAGAGGGTCTTTGGTTGCTTCTGGTAAAGATATGTTCTTTCCTTTAGCAATTACCTTAGCCTGCTCAATTTCTTCATCAGATAATCCACGAGCAATCAGTTTGAGTTCGTCTGAAAGTTGAGGGTCGTTATTATTATTTACTTGAGGCTTAGCTTTAAGGTCTTTTAGTTCCTGTTCGGCTTTTTTGGCTCTAGCAAGAATTTGAGCTTTTGCTATTCGCTCTTTCTCTAATTCTGCTGATAAGTCTTGGGTATCCTCTTCACCCTCTTTGGAGATATTGGTATCTTCCTCAACCTCTACATTTGTGTCTGTAGCGACATCTTTGACTTCTTCTGTCATTGATATTAGTAGTTTATGCAGAGCTACTATGCGTTTAATGCTAGAATATGCTTACTAGCAAGCTTGTGGCTATTTACCACATCTCTGTCCCCATAAAGGGACAGGGTGTAGTGATTAACACTTTTTACCTCCTTTCTTTTTTCTTGCCATATTATCTTGATTGATTACTGTTATTTTTTTTAGGTAATGGTTCAAATAATGTTTCTAAATTTTCAAATGCCTTATCTATACTTTTCTTAGCAAGAACTGCTCCACTAACTTCTTTTTCCTCAAAAGCCAATCTAACTACTTCTTCTTTCAAAAACTCTATAAGATAGTTATATACATTATCCTTTGTGTCTTTGTTGTTATAAAATTCTTGTAATGATTTCATAATAGTTTAAATGCTGCTTCTTGACTTGTTAATCCAGTTGTTTCTGCCTTTTTATTTAATGCTCCTTGAATAGATAATCCCGTTGAAGAAGCATAAATATTAGCAGCCTCTTGTGTTGTTAATCCTGTCCTATTTGCCAGAACGTTAATGGCTTGTTGTTTAGAAAGTCCTGTTGTCCCTGCTTTAAAATTTAAATATTCTTGAGTAGTTGCTTTATCAACTAATTCAATAGTTAGATTGTCTATTATATGTGAGGATTCAAAATCTCCAAAAGTATCATAATTAATTTGAAATACTGTAAAACTAGCTGATAGGCTAATATATATATCGTGATATCCATCTGTATTTGGAACGTCTTTGCTTTGATTCCCCAATTGAATTGAAATAATATGGTATTCTTGACTGCCAGATTCTACATCAAAAGATATTTTATATAATCCTGCTGGTTGACTACTTGAATATTCAAATCTTATACTTCCATCATTATATCCATCTCTATTGTCTTTAACGCAATGTGAATTTTCTACATAAACAGTATCTGTAATCCATAAAGAAGCACTATCAAAAGAACCTGCACCATTAAGTATATCTATCATATTATTGAGGATTTGCCGTTAATGATAATTTCTGCGGTTGTAACTGTTGATCTGTCTGTTGTGCCATTTGTTCTGATTGAACCTTATTTTTTTCTGCAATAGCCCCCGTAATAGCAACTGGACTAATTCCAGCACCAGATAGTTCTATAATCTTTGATAATAATTGTGAAGCTACTGGATCTTGGGATAGATTAGGATTTGATGCGTAGACAGTTAAGATATTATTCAAACTTTCTAAAGTTGCCGCCTTATTCCTTTGTTCTCCTGTAATATTTACAGTTACTTTAGCTTTTAGATTTTTATAAAAGTCTTTTGGTATCTGAATAAATCTTTGAGCTTTGGTTTGTTTAATAAACTCATCTGCTACTCCTATCCATTTATCATAATTTTCTTGTGTAAATATCTTACCGGATAAAATCATTTCAATAGCTTTCTGATTAGCATATTTAGCATTAAACTTGTTATCAATTTCTTTTAATTCTTCTGGTGAAAATTCATAAGCTAATATATGTTCTTTGGTGAGTTGTTTAGCAAGATAAGGCATTATCCAATCTTCAAATATCTCTGTGATAAATATACCTAATTCCTGTTGAAGTGTTTTAAATACACTTGAAGATTGTTGTATAACTGTTGCCTGTAGTCTAAAAGGTGTACCTGATGGTGGTGTATCCCCTCTTTGAGCCGCATAAGCGGACGTGGTTTTCTCTAATTGTGCATACCATTGGTTGATTAAGTTCTGATATTGGGTTAATCCTCCACTTGGTAATAAATCAACTCTTGTAATGGGTTTTCCATCTTCGTGTTCTAAAATAACTCCATCATCAGTTTCTGTTAAAAGGTTTCTTCCTTTAAGTTTTTTAGATGCGGATTGGGCTATAACCTTTGTAGTATATTCCATAGCCCTGTATTGCTTTAATACAGCGTCATTAGTCCATACTTGAGATTCTTCTCCCTCTTCCATAACTCCAACTCCAAAACTTCTTCCTGCTTTTGGTTTTCTTGCTAAATACTTATAGACTCTTTCAGTGTCATCTTCCCAATAAAGTGGAATTGTTGGAGTGATTGACTGGTCTTTAATTTCTGTTGGCAATCCTGCAATATAGTAAAGTTGATAAGAATAAGTTATCTCATCTTTTGGAGTTATCTTTTCTTTATTTAATTCTTTAATATAGGATTGAGGAAACTCTCCTCTAATTTCATAAATAGGTATTCTCTTGTTAGAACCTTTAACCTTTTTAAGTAACTCTCTAATAGACTTTTTATCCCATTCTGTCATTTTGGATAATTCTCCTGCTGTCATCCAATGCGTTTCAACTATTGCACCTTGTATAATATTTACTTGATCGGTCATAGTATTCTTCCATTCTGGCATCTCTAAAGTCAATTTACCTTCTTTAACTACTTTCTTTACTAACAAAGAACCATAACGAGTATGTATATCACGCATATCGTTAAGTACTTTTGCAAAGTTAGACTCTTTCATCCAAACCTGAATATCTTTTGATAGCAACCAGCTCTCTAAATAATGGTTTCCATCGTCTGAAGTGATGTTTATATCTTTTGTGTCTAAATCTTTTGCTGTATTTTCTACATCACATATAGCATTTAAAATCTGGTAAAAAGGTTTTTCTCTTCCTAGTTCGTCTTTATTACCTTTAAGATATTTTGAGTTATTGTAAAACTCAATAGTTCTAATAGTTTGTTTCTGACTAAAAGATAAACCACTAACCAAATCAATAGTATTATCATAGTTAGTTTTAATTGTTTCTAATTCTGATGTTATTAAACTCATCTTGCATTATTATTTAAGTTTCTATTTCTACTCTCTTGACGAGAGTATCTTTCGTCATCTTCTAGTTCTTTCCTATTGTCTTTAAAATAAATAGATTTAATGAGTGCAAATTCTTCTGGATCTGTTAGTTTTGGTCTTTTGTTTTGCATATATAAAAAGAAGTGCTTTCGGCACTCCCCCCTTTGGTTTCGGTTAGAAGTATATTAACTAATTATAATTTATTTTTTTACCTTGTCAAATCGTTTTCTAAAAACCTTAATTGGTTCACAGACTTTCCCACATTTATTACAAATAACTTTTCCACAATCAAAATGATATGTAAATTTACAACATTCGCTTTTTATTCTATATTTTACCTTTTGTGGCATAATGAGTCATCTATGCGTCTTATTACTTTTAAATGGTCAAAATGAATTACTGCACTAGTAGATAATAAATCCATTGTTTTACAACTCTTGATAAATTCTAAGTTACTTCTATTTTGCATAGCCCAATTCAAGAAGTCTGAAGTTATATTGTCAAAACCCATTACAGAAAAATCTATTTGCTTTGGCTTATAAAATGAAGAAGTTTGATTTAACATTTATCTTGTTTGATTTTGATTATTTCTTAATCTTGAAATTAGTCGCTCAGCTTTTTCGGCTTCTAAATCTCCACTGCCTGCTTTGACCAATGAAACTAATCCATATCTTATAGCATCAAGTGAGTGGTCAAATCCTTTCTCTGGCTGATTTATAACTTTCTCATTTTTATCAGTTTCCCATAAGTAATTACGAAACTCTTTAATTATATTAATACTTCTTTTAGTCATTGATATTCTTTGAGCTTGAACTAACGCTATACCATTCCTAACACTATCTTTACCTTTTTCGGCCCCTACAATACTAACCCCATAACTTGCTATTTCATCAACACTTTTAGGTTCTGCACTATCAGCTATAACTAATGATGTTTCGTGACTCTTTAAAATATCAACTATCTGTTTATTTGAAAGTCCTTTTTGAAATGTTATCTCGTCTAAAATATACCCTCCATTGTAATAATAAATTGCTACGATTGCAGTCGGGTCGTTTGAATATCCAAAGTCCAATCCATACCTTTCAAGTCTTGCCTCGTGCGGTATCTCGTCAACAATAGTCCAATCCCTGTAAATTCTACCCTCAATTACTCCTAATTGTCCTAATCCATAAACTTTCCACCAGTCTTTTCTATTCTTTCTCTGTTCAATACTGGCTACTATTTCAGAACTCAATGCTTCGTTGTCTTTATAAGTTAAAATAATCTTTTCGCAATCATCTCTTTTTGGTATAACGTCTGTAAATAACCAGAATTCGTTTGTTGGGTTATAATCTAAAAATATAAACTCTTTAGTTCTGACCTCTAACTCCTCAAAAGCCATAAAAGGAACGTTGTTAGCCTCGTTAATAAACAATCTATCACGTCTTGCTCCTCTTACTTTCTCAGACTGGTCAACTGAAAAGAACTCTATTTTACTTCCTGTTTCAAAAGTATAAATATGGTTAGTCTTATCCCACTGGTTGTCCTTGAAGTACTGGTGTTCCTTCATTATGTTCAGAAAGTCCCTCTCCGCTCCCCTCCTTAGGTGTGGAAAGCTTTCCGACACTATGCTCGTCAGGGTTGGGTTCTTGTCTGACTGGCTTGACGCTATCAAGTATATTAGAATTGATATTGTCTTGCTTGCAGACGTTCCCCCCTGCACAATCCTTATTCTCTTGGACATCTGGCATATTTTTGTTGTCGCTGTTGTTTGGCAATACATTTATAATTGGTTGTGGTAATATTTTTTCTCCTCCGCTTGTTATGTCTGTTTGTGGTTTACCTTCTGCCATTTCCCAAATATCTTTTTTGTTAATTCCTTCTAAAAAATTCTGCCTCTCTTCTTCTGTTTGACAGGCTAATAACTCTTTTGCATATTCTTTCATTGTTTTTCCCTTTGGTCTTCCAGACGGATTACCACTTTGACCTTTCTTCCACATATATGGTTGAATACGAGCAGTTTTCTCCTCTTTTGTTTCCTTGCTTTCTGCTTGTTTTTCAAGCGTTCCTTTTTCCATTTTTAATTTCTCCATTTCTAATCTTTTTTAATAATAATTTTAACTTATGTTTTAACTCATCAACTTTATGATATTGCTTAGCTAATTGTCTAATCCTAATATCATACTTAACATCTCTAATCAAATCTTTTATTTCTTTTGTTAGTTCCATAATTTTAAAATATTATTTCTTCTTTTTCTCTAGCATAAGTACCTTTCCATTTTATCATATATTTATTCTCTAACTTCATTCTGTTCTGTCCGTGTATATTTTCAAATACTTCTGATTGAACTGGTAGATCTGGTTGAAACTCTCTGTAATACTTTAACCAATGTGCCTCTAACATTATTGCTACATCTTTACTAGTTACTACTGGTAGATTAGGTAGTTTCTCTGATACAAACTTACCCATATAGTGGAAGTTACCCTTTGTGAATACTACATTCCCATCTATTGCGAAGACCTTATCAAACATTGATATATCCTTGATTAGAGTTGTGTCCATAATATGAACAAACTCATCAAAGTTATCTTTTCCCGCTTTTATCCCTGCAAGTTCCCAACCGTTAATAAAATTAATTACTAACTTATATTCTCTATTCAAATATGATAAATCTGGGGTGTATCCTCCATTACTTAAAATCAAAATAGGATATGTTGTTTCTTTTAAACTCTCTAAACAATCTTTTAAGAAGTCTTTTGTGTATAAACTTGTAGTAATAACTATTCCCCTTTTGACATTCTCTTTTAATACCTTTGGTTTATCTAAATCTTTTTTAAGTTCCGCAAAAATACCACCTTGAGTATCTGCAATGCTTTCCATCATAATATCGTGAGTATCTTGTAGTATTTCTCTTATAAGTTCTTTTTCTTTATCCCCGTGCCATTCCCCTCTAATATATTTAACATTTTTTAAATAAGGTTTGTATGCTCTTAGTATTTCGCTTTCCATTCCCTCTGTGTCAATTTTTAATAAATCTATTCGTGGAAAGTTATATTCATCAATTAAATCTTTTAAGGTACAAGCCTTAACCTTAATCTCGTGGTCTTTTTTGCTTCCCATAGGAGCATATATATCCCATCTAAAATGTCCATCAACGTGTCCATTCCCTGCCCACTTGCAGACATTAAAAGTTACCTCTTTTCTATCATCTCCAATTACGGCTTTCTCTACATAAGTAAGTTTATCACCAGTGTTAAGTTTAGCTAATTTCATACATTCTGGCTCTGGTTCACAAACTAATATCTTCGCCTTTGGATAAAATGTTTGAAATTTAAACGCAGATGTTCCAACATTTGCACCTAAGTCAACAATATATTCTATATCTCTATCAAGTTGATATAGTTCTTTTATCCTATATTCATCATCAATAATCACTGCCTGTTCGTGAGCTTCTACACACTCCTTTAATTCTGGTGAGTATTTTAATGACATATATTTTTGAAAAAATCTAAATGATTAGTAGTTTCTAAAAATTCTTTTTGTGTATGATAACCAAAATGAAATAATAAAGCATTTCCACAGAACCAAACAGGTCTTCTTAACATTTCCGCTATTTCCCAACTCATCTGTGGCTCTTCTACATATCCACAATCTATATGGTCTTTACCCAACCAACAGATAGAGCAAATTGAGAAATGTTTGTAATCGTCAAAACTTCTACTTGGTAAATAATATGCTGATAAGCTTTCTTCGTTATATCTTCTTTGGAAAGTTTTATGTATGTGGTCTATAAGTCCGCTGTCTGAATAATTAAATGCGTCTAAATATGCCCAATCTTTATCATCTGGTCTTTCTTTTCTAACAATTCCGTGTTCCTCACTTAAAGCCCCAATTTCTTGATGCCAAGATGTGCAAATTGTGCTGTTAATTATATTAGGATAAATAGCAAATGCTTCTGGGTGTTCTATTCTCGCTTGGACTATCCTTTCAATAGCATTTTCTTCTGCAAAGATAATATCATCGTCGAATCTAATATAAATAGTATTATCATCTTGTGCAAACTTCATAAATTTATGAGTCTGCAAAGAGTTCCAAGTTGGTTGATTTTGTATTTCTATTGGTTCTTCAATTTTATAAATTTTAACCTTTGTGTTTTCCGCTTGCATACTTTCTAAATATGCAATATCTGTTGGATTAGTTGTATTTTGCCAAAGTTGCCATTCATCAACTAAACCTTCTTCTATTTTTCTATAAATGTGCTTTTTAAAAATAGATAAATATTTTTCTCTTCCTGCTGGTGTGCAAATTGCTACTTTATATCCTTGATACATAATTTAAACCAATTTTTTCTTTTAATAATAAAATCCTTATACCACTCGTCATATTCTCCTTTCCAATATTCCTCATTTTTCCTAATTCCAACCGCCTCTTTTTCTAAACTTGTAAAAACATTACTTGCTCTTAAATGATTAACCTTTGCATATCCACTTACTATTCCCCAGTTTAGTTTTGCAAAGTCTTTTATAACTTCCAACCCCATCCAAATATCGTCAAATCTTTCTGCTCCTTTATATTGTCCTACTGGTGCAAAATATATGTATGGTAGTGCTTCTCTTCTAAAAGCAATATTCATTCCGCAAATCGGAGTAAAAATTCCTTTTAGTATTACTCCTTTATAAAAATCAACCTTAATATATTTTTTTAATAATTGACTTGGTGCATCCCAATCATAATTACCTTCCCAAACTCCGTGTGATAGCATCACAGGGGCTTCTTCTCTAACCTGATAAGGGAATCCACGCATATAATCACTCGCTGTTGAAATCCAACTGATAGGCACCCTGCGATTGAGCTGGTCTATGTGATCTTGAATAGTGTCTCCGATTGGTGCTGTATCGGTATCAAAAGTTAGAATGTACTGTATATCTGGCAAATTGTCAGCGATAAATTTAAAACCCAATTGTCTTACTCCGGCACAGTGGTTGGATATTAAATCTAATTCTCCTTCTAAATAAATTCCGGCAGTTGAACTGGCTTTAAAATCTGATAAATATTTCGTTTCTACAAATGGTATTTCTCCACTATCATCTACTAAAATAAACTCAACATTATGTTTATCAAAAAGTTCTTTCCAGTTATTTAAAAATAAATCTGTTAGTTCCTGTTTATGTGAAGGAACAACTACAGCTATTGTTTTCATTAGTGCAAATAAGTTTTAAACCCACATTTAGGACATCCGTATTCTTCAAAATGTTTATTATGGGTAACTAACATTAAATTTTCAATTCGGTTATCTTTTTTATTACCATTTCTATGATGGACATCTTCTCCTTTTAATAAATATCTTCCGATTTCTTTTTCCATTACCAAACGATGTTCTAAAACATATCCTCCACCACCTTGCCCATTTCTTTTAGCATTTGGATGTTCTGGTATATAAATATAAATGTATCCATCTCTTTTTGAAGAATATGTGCCACCTTTCCAAGAAGGATGTTTTTCCCCAAATCCGATTCTTCCTTTTGATAATTTACCTATATTGGCACATACTTGTTTATATTTTTCTGGGTCTTTTTTTATTCTATCCCACCAAAGTTTCTTATGATGTATTTTGTTTTTCATACATCAATTATATCACAAGTCGTGTATTAATACAACCACTTACTATTTTCAGGAGATATTGTCCATTTCACAATTTTTTCAAGTGTTTTCTCAAAGTCTATTGGATAAGAAAAACCAGCGTCCTTCAATTTTTTACCAAATAAAGCATATCGGAGGTCGTGCCCTGGGCGACTCTTATGCCACGAAATTAACTCTATATATGGCTCAACTCCTAAAATCTCTCCTATCATTATAGCTAATTTATCATTAGATATCTCTGTATCACCTACAATATTCCAACAACCTTTTGATGAATCAACCTTATCTAGTTTCTCATCAGTTTTTTCTAATATAAATTGTAATGCCTGTGCGATATTTCTTGCGTGTAAATAATGTCTTTTACCAGATTCTGTTAAATCTTCATTTGCGTGTATTTGTATTTTTTCGTGATTTAAAATCTTTCTTATACAAATAGGAACAAACTTTTCTGGGTGCTGTCTCTCCCCAATTATATTCATTGCATTAGTAATATTGATTGGCACGCCATAAGTATTAGCATAAGCTCGACAAATAGATTCTTGACAGTCTTTTGACGCAGAATATGGATTGCCAGAACAATGTCTATCGCCCTCTTTATAATTAACTCCCTCAGGTGCTGTTCCGTAAACTTCATCTGTTGAAAATTGAATAAACTTTTTTAAACCTTTTAAAACTCTTGACCATTCAAGCATATTAAGAACGAGTTTTACATTGTTCTCAATAAAATTAACTGGGTCTTTTATAGAATTATCAACGTGTGATTCAGAAGCTAAATTTATTATATAGTCCACATTGCCAATTTCACTAGCCACTCCAACTGTTATTGGTTTTTGCAAATCAAATAAAAACATCTTAACTCTATTTTCATCAAAAGCCTTTATATCTCTTAATCTATCTAAACCAGAAGAAGCATAGGTTAATTTATCTAAAACAATAATATCCCAATCAGTATTTTTTAAAAAATGCTCAACAACGTGGCTTCCAACAAAACCAGCACCACCAGTAATAACAATTTTTGTTTTATTTTCCATTCTTTTTTTCCTCGTTAATTATACTTAAAATATTAAATAATTGAGAACCAGTAATATTCTCTGGTATGTCTTCTTTTTGTATTTTATGAAGTTTAATATTACTTTCTTCTTCAAGTAGTTTATTTAAATCTTCAACTTGTTTTTCTCTAATTTCTATTACTTTCTTATTAGATTTTTTTAAAATTTCTAATTCTTTCCTAAACCCTTTTTCATCTTCTAAAACAAAAGCATTATTAACAACAACATCTTTTCCGTCTTTATCTTTTTTAGAAAACTTTTTTGCCAGTTCAACTCTTTCTAAATCATATTTTTGAAAATCTTTACTAAATTTAAAGGTTTCTTGTATTATTTTAATTTCTCTATTCAATATATCTAAGTTTTTTGCAACTGCATAAACGAATTTAAAACCAGTTAAATTCCCAACTTTTTGAAGAGATTCTTCTAGTGTTATTAAATCTTTATTTTTCATAATATTTTATTACGTTTTAATTTATTATAATATTTCCGCAACATCTTCCACACTTCTTGCTAAAATATAAATTCCGTTATTTGCGTTTACATTTTTCTCAAATGTTTTTTGTGAACTAGACATTTTACCTTTATCATCCTTTACCTCAACCGCAAAGAATATTCCGTTTTTAGTAAGCCCTATTAGATCTGCCGAACCTTTCAGACCAAATTGTAGATTCTTTTTTCTCCCAACATTATTTCGCCAAAAATAATAATCTTTATATCTTAAATAAGATATTATCTGCTGTTGTATTTCTCTCTCAGAAAATATTTTATCTGATTTTAGTTTCTTCATAAATTTACAAAAAATCGGACACCGCCATTGAAAGTAGATGTCCGAGTTCCTGGATTCAATGGCTTATACTTTATTTTACCATTTTACAAAAACACTTGTCAAGTGGAGAAAAATAAATATATATTTTAGTTAAAATAGTGTTAAAACTAGGCTGTGCATAAACCACCTATTTTTTACTTATTGACATTACAGTTTGATTAAAATATAATAACAATATATGGAGAAAATAATCACACTTAATAATATAACTTATTGGCAGAAAAGGTTTGCTGTGAATTACGTCCCAGACGTATCAGGGGTTGTGATTAACCTCCTCCACACGGCAAGCCTTTTTTGCTTGTAATTTTATGGAAAAATATTATATAGAATATAGTTTTATAAACGACACATACTTCGTTAAAGAAGATGAAACAGTAGTTGCAAGGTTTTTAAAAAGAAAACAAGCCGAGAAGTTTTGCGAGGAATTAAATAATAAATGATATGGCTAAAAATAGATACATAGATACAAGATTTTGGCACGATACATTT